CATAAAAGACAGGAAAGTCTTAAATCGTAAACGGGAGAAAACCCGACCAAAAACGGACTAAATGCCGCCAAGGAAGGCGGGGTATAAATTTTGCAAGGAGAAAGACAAATGAAGATTGATACCTCGCAGATCACGGGATACGCAGAGATGTCTGCGGAAGAGAAACTCAAGGCACTTGAGGAACTGGAGTTTGAAGCTCCCGCTCCGAAAGACAACGGTGATGAGGTCACCAAACTGAAAGCGGCTCTGTCAAAAGCCAACTCCGATGCTGCCGAATGGAAGCGTCAGTTTCGTGAGAAACAAACGGAGCAGGAACGGGCAGAGGCAGAGAGAGTGGAGAGAGAAAAAGCGGTTGAGGAAGAACTCCGGGGACTCCGGCGTGACAAGACCGTGAGCGGGTATGTCGCACAATGCCTTTCTCTTGGGTACGATAAAGAACTCGCACTTCGGGCGGCAGAAGCTATGGCTGACGGTGATGCCGCACAGATCCTCGCTTGTCAGCAAGAATTTCTTGAACGGACGAAGAAGGAGATTGAAGCTGCTGCTCTGAACAAGCAGCCCACGCTCACTCCCGGTTCGCCCCCAACCTCACAGGCAGCCGACCACGAAGCGGTCAACAAGGAACGCATGTGGTTTGGATTGCCCCCTATCTAAACTATAAGGAGAAAAAGTAATGGCAACTACCGTTACCGCCCCTGTGGGCAACAGCATCGGTCTTGCTTCCCGTTATCTCCCGATCCTTGACGAGATCTACAAAGCCGGAAGCAAAACCGCCATCCTTGATACGGCAGAGAGCCGTGTCCGTTTCATCAATGCGAACAGCATTTTTCTGTACGAAACCGATCCTGTCGGTCTTGGTGACTACTCTCGCAATGCGGGCTTTGTCCCCGGCGATGTGGACGGCACTTGGCGGCAGTACACGCTTGACAAAGATCGTGGACGCTCCTTCCTCGTTGACGCAATGGACGATGAGGAAACCATCGGCATGGCATTCGGCACTCTGCTCGGCGAGTTTGAGCGTACGAAGGTTGTCCCCGAAGTGGATGCCATCCGTTTCGCTCTGTATGCCAAGAAGGCTTCCGACAGCATGAAGACCGTTGAGAACATCTCCACGGGCAGCGGTGCTGTTGCCGCCATTGATCTCGGTGTTGAGAAGCTTGACGATGCGGAAGTCCCGTACGAAGGACGCATCCTGTTCGTCAATCCGACCATGTACCGTTATCTGAAGTCCGGCATCACCCGCTACACCATGAATGGTGAGAACGGCATTGACTACAACGTGGAAATGTACAATGACATGAGAGTCATCACCGTTCCTTCCGGGCGTTTCAACACTGTCTGCACGCTTGCACAGCCCACTGACCATGACGGTGCGGGCGGCTACACCGCTGCGGGCAGCACCATCAACTTCATGATCGTTCACCCGTCTGCTGTCATGCAGGTTGTGAAGCACACTGTTCCTGCTGTCTTCAGCCCGGCTGTGAACCAAGAAGCCGATGCGTGGAAACTCAACTACCGCATCTACCACGGTTGTTGGGTCAAGCACAACAAGGCGAACGGCATTTATGTCAATGCCCCGTCTGTTGTGTCTGCGTAAGACAAACTAATAGGGTAGGGGGTAAAACCCCTACCCGTTCCCCAAGGAGTGCAGACAAATGACAGACGCACAAAAGCTTGAAACGCTGAAAGTCCTGTTGGACGATGGCGGTGAAATGCCGTCCGATGAAAAGCTTAATACCTATCTCACGCTTGCGGCGAACGAAATCCTTGCGTGGAAGTACCATCTGATTGGCGGGATTCCTGCCAGTGTGACGGATGTATTCCCCACGGACGAAGGGGCACAGATCTACGCAGTTGTTGCCGGGTACACTCATGCGGGTGCTGAAGGTGAAAGTCAGCACATTGAAAACGGCGTTCACCGTCATTTTCTGTATGAAGATATGCTCGGCTACATCCGCAATCATGTCCTGCCTTATGTGAGAGTAGGTGCTGTCACTTGAGAACTACTCAACGGGACAAGCGGACAATTTGGTACGCACTGTACCAAGGCGTAACAGAAGTTGTGGACTCTGACGGAAACCTCACAGGAGAGCAGACGGTGAGTTATGCAACGCCCGTCCTTGCCAAGATGAATGTGAGCGGAAACAGGGGAAAGGCGGCAATTGAAGCATTCGGCATAGACAATCCCTTCACGGTAACTGCTGTGACCGATGACCTTACAACGCCTTTCAACACCGATACCATCTTTTGGTTTGGCGTAGAACCAACAGAGCCGCACAACTACCGCTGCACTGGAGTCGCACGCACTGTCAATGGCGTGACGATTGCACTGAAGGAGATAGACAATGCGGAACATAGTAGTCCAATTATCTCCGGCTAGTTGCGAAGCGGCGGCAAAGGAACTGGACGAGTTTTATAACAAACTCAAACCACGGATGCAGGAAGTGTGCAGACGGCTTGCCGAAATCGGTTTGGCTGAAGCACAGGCACATCTTTTCTTTGATAACGGCAATGATATGGCATGGCTTGAAGCTGTGCCAACGAACAAAGGCTACAAGATCGTGATGAGCGGCGAAGATGTGTACTTCATTGAGTTTGGTACTGGCGGTGCTGCCAACGCACACGGGTATACCCCGCTTGTGGCAGTGTATCCCGGTTCGTTTTCGGAGCAAAACGCAAAGAAGTATTCAACCTACGGCTTTTGGTACTACCGCAAGGTCAAGTACACCAGTACTCCGGCTTACATGCCCATGTACTATGCGGGCAAGAAAATCAGAGAAGAACTGCCACGGGTAGTTAGAGAGGTGTTTGGCACTAAATGAATTATACAAGGAACGCTATATATTCTTATGTGGCAAACGCCATCAAGGAACAGTTCCCGAATGCGTACTGCACAAGCCGCTATGCCCCGATTCCTGCGTCCTTCCCTGCGTGCTACATCCATGAGATTGATAACTTCCGTCCCATCCAGTACACGCAGTTGGACTTCCAAGATGTGCAATGCGAATCTGTATTTGAAGTGCAGATCGTAAGTGCCAAGAAAGACACAGCCGCTTCAGAAGCCTATGCGATCATGGGCGTTGTGAAGTCGGCTTTTAACGAACTGTATTATCGTGAATTCTCCGAAACCAACATGGACAACGGGGAACACTTCACGGTCATCGGCAGATTTCGCCGCAAAATTGGCGGTGGGGATCAAATGCCTAACACATAAACAAAGGAGAATCACGCATGGCTAATGCTTTTTCCACGGCAGGAATGATCGTGCGGTATTGCGTGGAGTCCTCGGCAGGGACTCGTCCTACCAGTGGCTACACGCCAATCCCCGGTTGCACGGCACTTCCTGCTCTCTATGACGATCCGAACATGCTCCAGTGTACCCCGTTGGAGGCTACCAAATGCCATCAATATATACGGGGACTCGGCGATTCCGGCGGGTCAGTTGCCATCACGGTAAATGACTACGCTGCTTTCCGCACTGCGTGGGGCAACTGCATCACGGCTTACAACGGTCTGACGGGCGGCAAGCAGATGTGGTTTGAGTTCGCTTACCCGACCAACGAACTTGACAGTTTCTTCTTCCCCGGCGAACCGCTGCCCCTTGGATTTGGTGGCGCAGAGATTGATTCTATCTTGACCAACACGGCGAACATCGCTCCCACGGGCGATTACGAATTCGGATCTGCGACCGTTGTTATCAGCGGCTGATAAACAAACAGGGGCGGCACAATACCGCCCCTAACTTGTATAAGGAGTAAGAGATGAGTAACAGCAAGAGTGAGAGTTTGAAACCTATGGTGATTACCGACCCCGAAGAGAAACGGGAATACACCTTGGAGTATAGCCGCAGGACGGTTGCGAAGACGGAACAAGCCGGATTGGATGTCAATCAGCTTGAGTCCAAATCAATGACGATGATCCCGCTTCTCTTTTGGGGAGCGTTTTTGATGCACCATCCGCACATGACCAAAGAGCAGACGGACAAGATCCTGTTTGACGGACTCGGCGGTCTGAACGAGCAGGAGATGGCGTACCTCGGCAAGCTGTATGCCGAACCGCTCAAGACCCTTGTTTCAAG